CTCCATTTTCTTTTTATAAACTATATGTATAAACTATTTTGTAAGATGTGACCACGACACTGGGAAAAGTGGGGAGATTAACTTCCCAATTGCTTTCGCATATTCTCGCACTTCATGTTGTGCATGGGTGTCGATTCGTTGTTTGTAGAATCGAGCATAAGCAGCAAGCGAACCAGTCCAGTACCACTCAGTGTACATTCCTTGTGGTAGTGCGAACCGTGCTTGCTCTGGTGCTACTTTGTTGCGAAGAAGTTCATTGTATGTGTACATCGCAAGACGCATCACATTATCGAAGTTCTTCTCTGCTTCAGGATGAATCGTAATGAAGTCACTACTCCCCTGCTTTGCACCATCTGTAGGTTCTCCTCTCCATGCTGGATAGTAGAACTCTGGTTCAAACGAAACATAACGGCGAGAGATCTCATTCTCCACGAAACCTTGTTTGTGCTTGAACATTTGTGTGCGAATCGACACAGGCGCCTTGACACGCAGAGTAATCTGTGGATGTGCGAACGGAGTCCAGTGTTGATGAGTCGCCAGATACTTCAGCAACTTACCATCACGCACAGATAACTTCCTCACATCCTCTGGGTGGTACGAGGATCCACTCTCACGCAGTCTTTCCACTGCTTCCTCATCGATCTCCCACTCAGTATCCTTTGAGAACGAAACCCGTGCGGCGTTACATACCGTGAGATCCGAACCCATGTGATCTACCAGATCGACATAACCTTTATCTAATACTTTCTCTTGCATACTATACTTTTCTCCATCGATTGAGTCTCATTGTTGCTTCTAAACCAGAAACCGCATTGTCATCCATAATCTTTTTGATTTCTTTTGGTGTCATTCGATACACCATGTCATTGATATCCTTGTCCTTGATACCATTCGGCCAAATACACACTGTCTTTCCCTGCTTGATCAGGTTCTCATTGAACTTCACAATCTGGGGATTGCGTGGTTCGTTGTCAAGAACATAAACCATATCAGTGTTTGCAAATCGAGCAGGTTCATTCTCCACCGAGGCGGCACCCACCATCGCCACCGTGTTGTCGATGAACAAACTGTCTAGCGGTCCTTCCACGACATACACACGCTTCTTTGGGTTCGCACGCCACATACCATACCAGAGTCGTTCGATAGACTTGTCCGACTTCACGGTGATGTAACGTAGTGTAGTGCGGGCATTATATTCATCTTTCATTGACAACGATCGACCCTGAACTGCAACTACATTATCCTTCTTGTCGAAGAAAGGAATGACGAGTCGTGGTTCTGGTCCAGTTGTCTTTGAGGGATTGAATTCTGGATCCACCAACTTCATGTAAGCATAGAAGTTTTCTGTGAAGTACAACATACTGTAGAACTTCTTCGGAATCCTACGCATCTCCACAAACTGTCGGCAGATGTGATCTTCAGGAAGATCCTTCACGCACTTAAGAGGTTTAAGCAGATCGTGCTTTGGTTTGAACTTTGGTTTGCTAAATATCATCTCCGTCCTCTTCACATTATTTGATTTACCACTTTTAAACTGCTCCATGGCATACTCTTTACACATAGACGGATCAACCTCTTTCATGAAGTTGTAGATGTTTGATCCAAAACCACAGTTGAAACACTTGAAGAAGAAGTTGTTCTGCTTCTCGTAGAAGAACCCTCTGGCCTTAGTCTTGTTCTTCTGTGAGTCACCACAGATAGGACAACGACATTGTGCTAGGTTTCCCTTCTTCCAAGCGAACCGATCGAGTTTACCTGAAACTAAATTAATGAACTTTTTATCTATGTAAGATGTCATATCGTCCAGTCATTCACTGTCTTCGACTTAAACTTACTGTCGAAGTTGCTCCCATCAAACCCACTACCGTAGCCGTTACCTTCTTCTTGATTAGAATCAACCAGTGCTTGTTCATCAACACTAGAGTCTGCCAGTTTCATCTTGGCACGATTAATATCAAGAATAAACTTCCTGTTCACTGCTGTATCATTATACCTGTTCTTCAACTGCTTTACAAGTACCTGATTCAATTCATCCAACTCTTCTGTCGCAATCAACGCGATCATGAAGTCGGCAGTGGCTGGAAGTCCGAACGACTCGGATGTATCTTCAAGTCCAAAGTCAGAGTTTGTAAACCCACTTCGATTCACCTGAGTGGCGGAGAAAATGGGAACGTTCTGCTCCACGGCAAGACCACGGAGTTCTTCGGCGATTGACTTGATGATTGTGTAGGAGTTTGCACCACCATTTGCCTTAATGCGACTGGAGGCACAGATGTTGAGGTAATCAATAAAGATGATATCAGGAGTGAACTGCTTCTTCAATTTAAGTTCTTCAATGAGAATACGAAAGTGATTCGCATTCGCTGTAGCAGTTGGATACTCCTTGATGATCAACTTCCCACTGATTCCTCTAGTGGCGTTCTGTAGTTTCTTCTGATACATTTCGTAGGGAAGATCCTTGAGATCATCAAGTGTGATGTCCATAAGATTAGCGTCGATTCTCTCCGCAATCTTTTCTTCGGCCATCTCACAGGTGATGTACAGAACGTTTTTATTTTGTGACAGACACGCTGCGGCGTGGTGACACATGAACAGAGACTTACCAACACCAGTACCAGCCATGATGATGTTCAACGTCTTGGCTGGAGTACCACCCTTGGTAATCATGTTCATAAACTCTAAATCGAACGCAATCTTGCTTTCTACTTTGTGGTAGAATTCGTATCTTTCGTCGGCGTCTTCGATGTAGTCGTGTCCGATGTGGGTGTCGAACGAGACTGCGAGGGCGTCGGATAGGATGCTTGGGATTGCATTCTCTGTCTTTGATTTCGATTTGCCGTCAATGATGTGGATCGATTCCATGATCGCATTGTATACCGCCTTGTCTTTACAGAATTTTTCAGTTTGATCGACCAGCCAATTGAGTTTATCTGACTCAACGGCCTTCGTGTAGGAACTCATCTCTTGTTGAATGGATTTGAACTCATCGTCGTTCAGATCTTTTCGCTCATTCAACGAAATTTCAATCGCTTCTTTTGTCGGTGGTAGATTATATAGACTGAAGAACTCCTTGATCTCCGAATATACAATCCCATGAGTTCGATCATGAAAGAACTCCTTACTTAAGTAGGGGAGAACTTTACGAGTGAACTCTTCATTGTAGATTAGATTTTCTAGAACCAAACTTTCAATCGTCTTCATACTTTTTGATTTCACCTTCACTCAAAATGGATGCCAGTATATCACCAGCAACCTCTGTAAACTCTTCATCGACAACTTCGATTGGTGAGTCGAGTATAGTATAGTCGAAACTCAACCGAAGTCTATCATTTTCTTCATCTTCTTCAAGGGAAACAGCACCGAACTGAAAGTCGGTGCCTTTGTATTTCCCTTCAGATACAGTGATAATATCTGTTTCACTCAGATCCATCTTGGACCTCTGGTGTTTCTACCACTTCTTCGCCTCCACCATACTTAAACTCCTTGGCGACGGCGACTTCGAGTTGCGCCATGACATCATCAGTGAAATACTTTTCGGCATCTCGATACAAGGCCTTCTCGAACACCTTAGTTCCACATGGAAGTTCGATCCGTGTCGAAACCTTCTTGAAGATTTCATACTTGAGTGCGATCTCAACCAGACCATAGTATGGGTGTAGACCTTCATCATAGTTTAGAATCACATCAACCATAGAGTTTTCTTTGGTGACTCGACCCTTGAACAACTTACAATGAACAATGTTACCGATGACATCGGTTCCTTCTTTCACCTTCTTCTTGGAGAGGTAGACAATGGTAGAAGCGGCGTACTTCAGACCAGACCCACCACCCATCTCCTTCTGTGGGAACATGGAACCAACAACGTCATAGGTGTGGTTGGTCATGATCATCGGGATGTTTGCTCGACCAAGTTTCAGAGTCAGGACGCGGAATGTTGCCTTGACAATCTGGGCGCGAGTCATGTCCTTGGTGGTCTTACCCTCTGCGGTATCAGTCATTTCCTTATTGGTAGAAAGCATACCAAGCGAATCAAGAACGATAAGCATAGGCTTACGATCCTTCTTCTTTAGTTCGAGGTAGTTGTCAACCACCGTGATGGCTTGATGTCGAAACTCTTCAACAGTTGACACAGGAAACACTGCAACTCGATTTGGATCACAACCACGATCCTTAAACATATCTGAAGTTACGGCTTGTTCGGTATCAAAATAAAGAACAACACCATCAGGACGATCACGAAGAAACTTATGTACAATCCCCATTGTGAAATACGTCTTACCAGTTGCAGACTCCCCTGCGATAGCCATAATCTTATTATCAGGCATACCACCATAAAGGGAACCAGATAGAAGAGCGTTAAAAGAATAAGAACCAGTATCACAGAATCCATTGATGTCACTTCCCTCTAGCCCATCACTCACGATGGACGCATATTCATTACCAGTGTTTGAAATAATGTCATTTAAAAAACTCATGTATTCTCCTTAACCGAATAGACTTTCTAGTGTGTTTCGTTCTTCTGCTGACCATCCGATGACAGTCAGGATGTTCGACAAAGGATCTAGGAAACCCTTGTCGAACTGTGTAGTATAATCGACAAACCTGTTCAAGTCAAACTCTTTCGGAAGAGATGACGGAAATGCCACGACGCGATCACCGATGTGGTTTGGAACCTTGAGGTAAACAAACTTGATCTTGTCTCCCTCTTGGATGATTGGATACTTCTTCTCAAGTTTCTTCTTCTTGAGATAATGATTATATAGAAGAGATCCCTTCACGCCGATTGGAGTTGACTTGCGATAGATGTGAGTCGCGTCAGTGTAGTTGCCAAGGTTGTTGACGCCTCTCGGGAAAGCAACAGTCTCCACATCGAGTTTGTTGAACTCGGTTCGGAAGTCGGCGATGTATTGTTGCATCGTCTCTTCGTCATCATACATGATGATCTTGATGGCTTCCTTGAGTCGATCACGAATAATCTGTGGTGTAGAGGATCGAGTCGTTTCGATACCCATGATTTTCATCTTGGGTGTTTCGTAACGAACACCTTCCGAGTCGATCACATTGAGCATATACCGCTTCTTGGCAGTCCAGATACCCTTGTCCGAGATGACTTCTCGATCCATCACCATCTTGTTTTCATAGGCGTTCATCAACTCCGAGAGTTCATCATACTTTTTCTTGATGAAAGGAAGTATGATCTCCTTCGAACTCTTGTCGAGGAAGTTCGTGATCTTGTCCTTATCATCGCAGTCAGGGAGAACCCGATCCACAAGATTACCAAGGCGCAGATAAACAGAATCGGTGTCAGATGCCACAACATAATCATAGTTTTCAGTGTCCAATGTTTTGTTTAGGAACAAGTTAAGTTCGTTCATAATCCAACGAATACTCAACTGTCCAGACAGAGTGATAGACTCTGCCATCTCTGTCGAGTAGTAACGAAAGTATTGATTACCAATCGCACCGTAAGCACTGTTCAACTGAATCTTACGAACCTGCTGAAAGTTATGGAACTTGGCAATCTGATAGTCTAGATCCCTGTTCGTGGGATCTTTCTCCTTCTGCTTCTGACACTCGATCATCTTCTTCTTGAACTCTTTGCGTTCTGCATACATCTTGTTCATCAGCGAGGGCAAGAAACCCTTGGCATCAGTGCGGAACGTATTACCTGTAGCAGCAACAGAAAGATTCTTTGACTTGTGCTTCTCGATGTAGGCCAGTGTCTCAGGAGTCTTGTCGAGAATCTTGTCAACATCAAGTCCACGCCAGATACCGTCGTCGGTAAGCGTCTCGGGACTGATGTTGTACATCTCGATCAAGTGAGGATAGAGTGAGTTGAGGTCAAACGACACAACCCAATCGTGCATACCAGTGATTGGTTCCTTGACATACGCACCAGCATACTGATCGGTTTTCTTACCGATAGTCTTCGGAGGAATCACGATGTTCTGCTCACGCAGATAGTGATAGATGATTGCGTCCCACGTTCGCACCTGTGAGAATACATCCTCGAAGTTAACCTTGGCAGAGTAAGCAAGTGCCAAGGAGAGTTCGATCAGTTTGAGTTTCTCTTCGAGTTGCTGAACCAGTTCAACGTCAACGATGTTGTACTCGATGAACTTCTGAAAGTCTTTCTTGTAGAACTCGCGGATAGAATCGTGTTCCGCATAGGACAACTTCTTCTTACCGAGTTCGACAAAGGCAATATGGTCGAGACGATACGACTCTTGGTTCACATAGGTGAAGGTCTTGTAGAGGTCGAGGTAGTCGATAACGGCAACACCATTGATATGAAACGCCGTCTGATCACGACCCATCTTCGTAACAGTCTTCTCCTTGATCTTGTTCCACGGAGAGATCTTCTTCGCTTCGTCTTCACCAAGCACTCGCTTGATACGATTGATTAGGTAAGGAGTGTCGAAGAACTTGACATTCCAACCAGTCACAATGTCGGGGAAGTCTTGCTGCCAGTGGTAGATGAAACGCTGAAGCATCTCCTCCTCAGTGAAGGCAGTATGAACCGTGATGTCTTCACGATCAGTTTCAAACTCACCGAGACAGAACACATTCATCTTGCCTCGCATCAGCATACTGATAGCGATCACCTTCTCTTCGGGATTATCTACCTGTGGGAATCCATACTCACACTCGGTTTCGATGTCGATATTTGCCACACCGATCTGCGACATATCATACTCGATCTCATCAGGGAACTTGTCCGCAATGAAAGGATAGATGTAGTCCGTGTTGCCGAAGATGCGAAACCCATTGATGTGCTTGTACTTCTCCACGAACTCTCGGCAGTCATGAATGGTGCCAGGTTGAACTGGCTCCAAACGATGACCGTCGAGAGAACGATGGATGGATGTATCGCTGGTGCTAGGCACAAACAGGGTAGGATGATACTCTACCCTGTCTGTGATTTGCTTTCCGTTTTCATACCCGCGATACAGAACATTCTTGCCGTAAACACAAACGCTTGTGTAGAATCTACTCATTCAGGAGGACTTCCTTGCTCACCATGGCTCCGTCTTTGTCCTCAAGATAGGCAGAGAGAAGAACCATGTAGTTGATTACGTCTACTATTGTATCATTAAATGATTCATTTTCAACATGCATCTTCCCACAATCAATAAAAGATGAGAGACGGCTCATCTTGTCCGTGATGCGAGTGAGAAATCCTTGCTCGGTAGTACAAATGCCCATAGCCTCTACGCGAGTGAAGTTAGCAAAAGGCTCATTACCATGATCGCCCGCATAGTCTCGGTTCTTCAGAGACATGAGTTCTCTTGCCTGATTACAGATTTCGGCATGATAGATTAAAAGTTCATCGCGTGTCATATTATACTCCTGTAGATCCAAAGCCACCGACGCGGTTGGTCTTTTGTGATTCTGGTGTTGCTTCTGTGTAGGTGACATATCTAACATGTCTAGCATATTCAATGATCTCGACCTGAGCGATACGATCGCCGTGGGTAATCTTGAATGGTGTGTTTGTGGTATTGTGAAGTGGAACGAAAACTTCCTGACAATAGTCAGAGTCAATGACACCTTCTGCATTGATCAAAGTAATTCCAGTCTTCACTGCCAGTCCTGATCTTGGATGCAGACGGGCAGAGAAACCGATGGGAATATCCATTACCATACCAGTCGGAATCAAAGCACGACACTTTGGATTCAAAGTGAATGTACAGATAGGAACATCACTGTCGAACACCACATCAGGCATGGTGGTATGTGGTTGGTTATATCCATCATACCACTTGATCTCACGAATCAATGGTGCAACATCTTCGGGAGTGACGGGTCCACGCAAATGAGCATGGATGTCGTAACAAGCAGCCTCATGGCTGCCCAGTTTCAGTTCAAGTGTATTAGGATACAACTTGTGGATCTTCATCGTCTCGGACATAGTATCTCCATAAAGTAAAAAGTCATACAGAAGTATAACCTGTCAAATTCAAATGTCAAGTATTTTATTTAGACTCGTCGCCAGACGATTGGATTCTGGTTTACCTTCTGAAATGATCTTCCCGAAACTTCAACCACATCACCAGTATTACCAGAACTTAAAGATAAATCTCCAGTATCACCTAAAAATACGGGAGTTGCTCTCTGAACAAAGTTACCACCAACAGGAGTACCCATATCGTTTTTATATAACCAAACAGGCGAGTCATCATAAGCACGAAAATCACCAGACAAACCATTAACAAATTTTGGATCCACTACACGGTTAGGTCCAAACCCTGTACCACCTGAAACATAAGAGGGAACATCTTCGGTTGTATTGTTCCAAAATATATTATTCATAAACGAAGTCATTTTTAACGCAGGTTCTCCATTAAAATAAAGTGGTTGTCCATTAAAAATAAATACGTTTCCATCGATTTTTCTTCCGTATGTAGAATTACCATAATCAGTATCGCTGTAATAGGCATTTTCTAGTTCTAGTACGCGACCTTCATTACCTATGAATATGCAACGTGATATTTCATCTCTGGTATCTTCATTTGAAGCGTGAAGATTTATTAACTTTGAACTACTGTCATAACCATTTCTCAAAAATACACAGTTCTCCATCAAAGCACCTTGACCATTCAATGTTAGAGACGCAAGAACATATGATGTCCCTGATACTGTATTGTTTTCTTCAAACCAACAGTTTCTCATGTCAAAAACTGATCCGCGGCCGCTGTGGGTCACTGTATAACTACTACTAATGAGACCCCTACTGCTATCAAAACCCTGATTGCCTTTAAACTTACAATTATTGTAGAAGTATTGACCACCATAGTTACCAAGTCCTACCAACCCATTGTTAACTTTATTATCAATCCATTCACAGTTTTTAAATCTAAATCCACCAAATTTGTTATCATATGAACTTGAAAATATCCAGTCAGGATTACTATTCGTGTCTTTGTCTGCGTCTTTCCATCTTATGTTTTGCCATAATACAGAGTTGTTCAACATGTTCCCAGAAAGAAAACCATACAACCAATGGTTGTATGTAAACCCAGACAAATCAAAGTCAAAGAAAACATCTTCATAAACATTTCCATCTGCACTCATTCCTCGTACCGTGAATTCTCCACCAGAATCAGTAAAACAATAATCAAGAGAAGTGTCAGTTCCGTTAGTGCTGTATGGACCTGTATATGCAGTGCCTTCATTAACTAAAAACAAAGCAGCATTGCGTCTGTCTCCAGCAGAGACACCAGTAAAACACAACTCATCAACAGCGTTCTGCCAAGTTTTCCATGCGGTGGAAAAACTTTTGCCGTCGTTTGAATCGTCACCGTTTACTGGACGAACGTAATATACTTGTTCTTCTGCTATTGTCATTTATCATCCAAGAAGAGGTCGAACACATGGTTTCTGAATGACTGCCTGTGCTGTCATATCGAGATCGCCGAGTAGTGCGTCAAAGACTGCTGCGACTGCTTGGATGTCGGCACCACTAAGTCGAGAGACACCTTCTGCGTCTCTACCGTCTTCTACGATTTCATTAGGGTCATTTGGAAAATCTCCACTGAGTCCTGCCCACTTGATTGCAAAGTCGGCGCCTCTTGCATTCGAGGATCGAACATTTTCACACATCGGTCTAATGTACTCGTTTACAAATTTAATTGCTTCTGGGTCTGTAATAGCCATTTTAGTTAATCTCCTTAGAATATTTGTTGTTTACTATCTATGTATCAAATCTACACGTTTTTCCATACTCTGGGATTCTCTTGCACTAACTGAAATGAATTTCCACTTACATCCACAATGTCACCAACATCACCTGTACCAAGACTAAGAGAACCAGAGTCGATGGTGCCAAAAACTTTACCTAATGGACCTACCGCTGTTTCCCATACTCCAATGTTTGAAGTGGGACTTGCAGTGAGTGGAGCAAATCCAGAAGTGGTTCCTGCGGACTCATCGACGAAGATCGGATTTGAAGATGGAAGAACACCACCATAATAATCATCTGGATCAAAATTATTATCCATGTCAAAGTTACCAGAAACATTACCATGAAAGAAATTATTATAAAACTGAATAGTTTCTGTATCTTTCGTTGACTGAGTTCCCACAGCATAAGCAGGTGCATCCACAAAAACATTATTCACAATAACATGATCATCAATTGAAGTGGTTCGGTCTCCGATATACAACTGTGGGTTTGTTCCGTTTGATCCATAAAATAAACAATTTACAACTGCCTTGTGTCCATAGTGAGTATCTTGTACATGAGAATCTTTAAAAACGCAATTTATTAACCAGTGAGTAAATACACCACCACTATGTTTATATGGATCTGCGTTATTGAAGTAACAATAAACAAAATTTGGAGCGCCTCTATTAGACCCAGTATTATGAATACAATCTGTGAAATTACGAAAAGTACAATTTACATGAGTACCATAGTTATTTTGACTGTTTGTAGTGTTTGTAAGAAAAGACGCAACATCATTGCCTTCTGCATCACAGTTTAAAAAGTTATTATTAGTGCCAGTAGTAAAGTTAAGCAATCCACCAGAATAGTTTACGTTGAATTTAAAGTTAGTCCAATAAAATCTAGAAGGAGTTCCATTCATAAAATAATCAGACGAATTTGCTATCATGGGTTTCGATCCATCCTCAACAAAGGATCCGTTAGTACCCATAAATTTTACTTCATAACCACTAAGAACTGTTGTGTCTATACCCTCTTCACTATATGTAACACCAGTGTCTTTCACATAAACAAAAATGAAATCAGTTGTATTATCATAACCACCACCAGAAATTCCAGCAACTGCTTGCGAAAAACTATAGTGTGCAGATGCAGGTCCAGTACCACCATTTGCAGTACCACCAGACACATTGTCAACATAGTGTTTATATATTGCCATGATCTATGTCAACTCCTTTATAATATATATATCAACCTGTATAAACACTCATACTATTAGTTCCCCTAACCAATCGGCGATAGGAAAATTATACATGTCATGAGTAGTGCCTTCTGGGTATACCCATCTGCATGTTTCATACCAACCAGTGGTTACACCTTCTTGCACTCCAAGTAATGTTGTTTCTCTATTCCATTCGGCAGTAACACCATCAGCACTAAAGTAAATGTAGTAACTGTAAGTAGTTCCGCGTGGATAGTTATCAGGTTCTGGTATAATCATCATTCAAAACCCGTAATAGGCCACTCGGGCAGTTGACTCGTATCTTCTATAAAATATACCCACCATTCATCTCCTGCTTCTAGTTCGGTAAGTGCCCAACTTGGACCACCTACTGGCCAGTAGGTAGACCAACCAAAGAAAGCACTATTGTCTGGTACTGCACATTCATTAGAATTGGCTACTGTTTCTGTAGCATTTAACATATCAGAAACTGTTAGTTTATTTGTTCCATCTTTCTTACGATACTCAACAATCCATTCAGTGCTTGTGTTGTCTGTTTTCCATTCAGCAATGCTAGTGTATAGGTTACCAGCACCCGTTCCAGATGGACCTGTTTTTCCTCTTGGATCAAATGCTATTGAGTTCTGACCGAAGAACAGGAAACAAAGGCATCCATCTGTTCCAGACAGATAGGTTGAATCGTCATCAAAAGAACTCATTTTACCTTTAGCAATGAATACTTCGGCATCACCATTTAATATTCTAAGAGTAGCACCACCTGTTGGATTTGTACTATATCCACCACCACCATTTACACCATCGGCAGTACCACCATCACTATAGGAACCCTTTGCTTGAATGTAAAATACATCAGTAGCATACTGCATCAGTTCATGTCTTTGAAAGATAACTTCGGCAGTAGTACCATCATAGTACCAGACACCATTTGCTTCTGCACTCGCACCATCTACTTTAGTAAAGAACTGTGAAACTCTTGGTGCAGCACCTTCAAATTTTACATAAGGTTCTACTGCCATATTAGTTTACTACCTCGATATAAAAGTCACCAGTTGCAGCAGATGATATCCAAGAAGCGTCTGGA